TTCATGGGGGATCATACCCCTCACCCGGTGCCATCTCTTAGCTGAAACTTTAGTTCCCTCCGTAGATTACTCTCGAAGCAGTATTGAACATTGGAAGTCCAATATCCCAGGAGAATTATGAAATCTACGAATCGTTTCTCGTTTCTACCCCTTTTGATTGCAATCGCGTTCACGCTCGTCCCTTCGGCCTTCCCCTGCTCCAAGAACCCTCCCCCGACTCCTTGTTCCGGGTACTGGCATGTGAATTCGAAATCTGACAGCTGGGAATGCAAGGTTCCCCCGGCCCCGACGCCGAAGCCAAAGCCGACTCCGACTCCGACCCCGGCTCCGACCCCGACGTCCACTAATTCAAACTCGAACAGCAATAACAACTCGAATTCAAACTCGAACAGCAACAACAACTCGAACAGCAACAACAACACTTCGAAATCCACTTCCAATGCAACTTCAACGGCCAATGCTTCCCAGCAACAGGGGCAGCAGCAATCCCAGTCCAACCAGGCCAACGGCAACGGCAGCAATTCCAACAACACCAACACGGTGAACGAAGCGGCGAAGATTCCGGTCGCTACCGCATATGCTCCGACGGCTATGCCGACTGTGCCTTGTTTCAAGAGCTATTCGGCTGGAGGCCAAGCAGCAAACTTCGGTTTCAGTGCGGGTGGCGGTAAGGTGGACGATAATTGCGCGCAGTTAGAAGTGGCTCGGTCTTTTGATCTTGCCGGCGAACGCCTTGCGGCTTGCAAGGTGAAAATCAACACCAAGTATGCTAAGGCGGCTGGTGTCACTCTGGAAGATTGTTTGAAAACTTCCGAGCAGGCTGCTGCGGTGGAGACTTTCCGCCACACGGATGTACAACCAGCTCCTCCTTCGGCAATTGCAATACCGAGGCTGGCAACTCCCGAAATACCTATCGCGACTCTTCCCATCCCGAAACCGATGGCCTCGGAACCGATCTCTAATTTCCTGGGTTTTGTGACCGTCTTCAACAACGTGACGAAAGCTAAGTTGGATGATATCGTTGTCCTCGCGAAACAGGATACCACCGGGCATCTTCGGCTCCGTGCTGGTCGCAATAGCTTAGGTCTGGCGGACAACATCAGAGCGTACCTTATCTCTGCCGAAATAAACGGGCAGCGTGTAGAAGTGCGAGATGATGGGGACAACCATGGCGTTGAGATTCTGTGGGTCAACGGCAACTAACCAGTAAGCGCAAAGCCGAGCGCATCGGCAACTTAAAACAGGAGATTTGAATGAAGACAGCTATTCTCGTCCTCGCTCTTGCAGTAAGCGGTATGGCGTTCGCCCAGTCATCTACCGATACTGTCAAGGGGGCTAACGACCGCGTCCAGCGCATTCTGCCCGCGCAGCCGCCCGTTGAGCATCCATCCACTCGCACAGCAACACAAGCAGCTAGCGAAGCAAAGTCAAAACCCGCAGCCCAGACCCCGTCAACTTTCCGCCGGGAAGCTGCGCCGCCACCGAGTCCTTGCCCAGCGGCTGGCAAGCCGACCTGCAAGTAAAATACAGCAATTCGCCGGCAGTGCCCTCAACGAAAGTTGGGGGCTTTCTGTTTTAGAATAGGAGGACAACATGGGGCTAGAATACAAGATCATTCCGAGCGAGCGAAAAGTTCTGAACAAGGTCACATGTGACTGTTGCAGCAAGGAGATTAGAAAGACGGGCGATGCTCACTGGAATCCATGTGGTGAGCCTTATAGCAACTTCTTTGAACCGTCCTTTGACGATTTTTTCCTCTTTGAGAAGTGTTGGGGTTTTGACTCCTCTCAAGACGGGGTAAGGCAACGAGCGGTAATCTGCGAAGATTGTTACAAGGTGATTTTCAAAGACGTCAAGATGGAAATCACTCACTACTTCCCGGGTTGGACCATTCAGGATACGAACAAATGAACCAACATCTAGCAACCTGGCCCGCGATCAAATGCATTTTGATTTTCTGTTTTCGGACGTTGAGCCATCTTTTTGATTTCGTCCATTCGTTCCTGAGACACTGTCACTAAGATAGGCGCGGGTGATTTCCTCACCCACAGATCTATCATCTCCTGCCGCCATTCTTCAGAACGTTCTAGGAGTAAATTTATTAGAACGGCGGTAAATCTTTCGTAGCTCCAATTTTCATGCTGCGCAAGATTCCAAACATAGCTCGCTAAAGGATCTTTCAACATCAAGATCTCGGTTTGTTTTCGTAGTTCTTCGTTGGAAGATGTAATCGCTTGTTTGACGTCTGCTTCAAAGTTGCTGTTGTAACTCATGATTTTCTTCCTCTACTTTCTTGTTGAAATCGTTCTCAAAACACGACCAATCCTGATTCATCATAACTGGAACGCCGGTTAAGCGGTAATGGTTTTGTTTCTCCGGTCTAAGACCAGGGTCACCGGGGTTGTCTTCCAAACGAAGCCATTTTGGAAGATAAGATTGGCGCATCTTCCAAAAGATCGAAAAGTCTTCTTCAGGCCAACGCTGTTCTGCCTTCTTGATTCGATTATAAAACATGTCAGCGTAAACGCCAGGGTAACGGCGGTTCTTACGATGCCAGCTCTTGTAAGTGCAGAGTTCAGATTCCAGCGTGAAGTAAGTTACGTCCCAGGCAAAGTCCCGACCTTTGAATCGTTGCTTGGCTTCTTCCAGCAACACAGACCCTTCCTTCTTTAGCCATCCCATTACTTCCGGAGTGTACTTGCCTTCGAAGCCGGTGCCATTTTCCGGCCCAGTCCAGTCAAGATCGTCCCGGCCTAAAACTTTGGCCAGACCATTGCGTAATGATTTGCTTCCTGTGATGTCTTCCAAAAACAAGGAGTTGGGTTCAATATTGAGCTTGGCGATCCGCAAATACTCCAGATAACTGAACGTAGACATGCGCCCAAAAGAGTAGAAATCTTCCCGGACCATATCCCAAGCTGCCTGAAAATTCTCCAATGGGTTATCACTAACCATGGCATCATTGAAAAAGCTCGTTTGGTCGTTTCTACAAAGCTCTTTGTATCGGGTAACTGATTTGATGAAATCACGTTTTTGATGACGGCGATCTGTGTCAAATTCTAAGCGGGGCCATTCAGTGTTGTACCACTTGGCCAACGCGTCAGAGTTCAAACTAGCGAAGTCGGGAAACCGTTTGAAAATGAGCCAAGAGGTCAAAGGGTGCTGGGTGTTACCATTGATGAAAATAAACCACAACAGCTCCTCCCGTGTCCAGTTAAGCTCCTTCTTCAAAAATGGGAAAGTCATGTAGGGAAGACTGGCCCCCGCGTGGACACGGTACTTGAGGCAGAACTCATAAAAACGCAAGAAGACTTCCCGGCGATACTGCGGCTGGCGGAAGTCCATGCCCAACTCGAGATCCTGAACCTCGTTGCTGTAGCGGTCGCAAACCAAATCGCTGTAACGGCCCGGAGTCGTGTGATCTACACGGGCTACAAGCACACCGTCAAGTCCGATAGCGGACTGACCGAACGGGCTGTAAAAGAGATCGCTCATTGAAACCATTTCAATATCTCGTCAATGCTTTTGCCATGCAAGTATTCAGGCAAATACGACCATCCTACCATCATAAGACCCCGCAAGATTTTATCTCTCATAAAGTCGGTTTGCTCCCGAACGGGCTGAGAAGAGATCGCTCATGCACTCTTCGCAATAAAAATTGGTGTGTCGTCCCAGTTCTTGCTGATACGACCCTTCTTGACGAGATGATCGCGGTATTCGCCTGAAGTAGCCCAGATCTTTTCTCCCAGCATGAAATAACCTTTGGGCAGAGGTTTAGTAGGATCGAGTTGGCAGATTGCTGACCACGGGCCAAACCCTCGTGGGACCCATTCCATGTTGTGTTTGCGTAGCCGTCGATTCATCCAACGGATTACTTCGTATGGTTCAGGGTCATAGATCATAGAAGCACCACTTTGGGGATCGCTTAAGGGGTGTCTTTTGCGAATTACAAAACCCTTCCAGTCCTTAAAATTGCTCATAAATTGGGTTTGCTCCCCACAATCCAGTACAGACTTCTTTCGTTTAGATACTGGCGGAATTGGTCCAAGTGGTCTTGCATGTAACAGAAAGTTTTCCCTTCATAGCGCGGATGGAATTCAAGATCGTCATAAGAGTATGGCTTGAGTTGGTCGTAAGAAGTGTACCCGGAGTCAATCAAGTCAATTTCAATGAAATTGTAAGGCAAGGGCAACGGATCGCCCGTCACCTGTCGAATGAGATCCAGGCGTTCATTTGTCCACCGTTGGTGTTTCGGAATGTTCGCCATGATCCGAAACAAGATTACATTCTTAAGGGATTTTGGCTTGAACCGGCCTAATCCATAGAGAATAGAGGTAAGCGAGTTGCAAGACCCGGCTGGGACCAAAAGATTCTCGACGTGGTTGGGGATGTTTCGTACTTGCTCGCTTCCGATTCGGTGGAAAGCCTCGACCCGTTCCGGTGTATTGACTTTGTGCTCTACGGTGATGTTGGTCTCGATGTGGAGCCAACCGCGTTCTTTGGCGAGTTTCAACGACTGAGAATTCAGGTTGCCCGCATAGCCCGGATTAACATAACGAATCTCAGCCCCGAGTTTCTTGGCCGCCTCGATGCTTTCAAACTTTGAAGGTTTGACCGAAGGGTTGCCGCCCGTAAACTGGACGCATTCCATACCGTAATGTTTGGCACAAGCAGCCACCATACAATGCTGAGGGGATCCTCCTACCGCGCCTGACGCAACACCGGGATAAGGCTTTTCGTTGAAAAGCCAAATCAGTTGTCGGCACTTGCTGCCGTTGATCCCACCCACACCCATCGGAGCGAAGAGATCGTCCCGCTTGAACCAAATGCCACCGTGCTGTTCAACAGGGGTGAGATCGTAAGCAGACTGCAGCCATTGTTCCATTGTTGGTAGATACCTCGAGCCGCGCTACACCACGAATTCAAAAGTCAGAAAATCCGATTCGTTAGCGGTTTGCAGTAATAAACTTTATGCTGACCCATGCGACCGCAGTTGGTTCCCGGAGTTATCAGGAAGATCGTTACTTCACCGCTATCCACCAGGACGGCCTTTTGTTTGGCGTGTTTGACGGGCACGGTGGCGAAGGCTGCTCAACCTATTTGGCAGATCATTTCTTCGGGTCATTTTTCTTTCATTTCGATAACCCCAAGATTAACAACGCTCGTCAAGCCTTCCGCGAAACATTCGCAGCGATGGCAAAAGAAACTCACGATATGGTCGATGGCTCCACGGCGTCCGTTGTCTGGATCCCTAACACTGAGAAAGAAAAAGGCGGGTTAAAATGCACGAAGGCCATTCAAGACACAGCCATCGTAGCCATTCTAGGAGACTCTCCGGTTGTTATCGGGACACCGAGAGGATTCCATTTGAGTCCGGACCACAACGCTCGGTCTAACGACAAAGAATGTCAGGCGGCAGTAAAGCGCGGGGCGCGTTGGGACGGCGATTACCTTTGGAACCAACATTGGGGTTCCCGCGCTCACGGATTACAGATGGCTCGTGCTTTCGGTGACGTGGATCTCCCTTTCTTGCGCCGCGTTCCCCAAATCTACACCCGGCCCATCCACGATTTCGTTCTAATTGGGACAGATGGTCTCTTTGATCCTGGGCATACATTAGCAAGTAGAGTCCCCGACATAGTGACCATGGTTCGTGTGGGTCATACGGCGGAGCAGCTCGTTGAAATCGCAGTTGACCTGCCCACGGGGGACAACGTCACGGCTATCCTCTGGAGGAAGTAGTATCAACCTCTTGTGGAACTCAACGAGGAACAGACCTTAGCAGTCCAACATCCCCCTGGTAATCCAGCCTGTCTAATCGCTGGAGCCGGTTCTGGTAAGACCCGCGTCCTAACTGAGCGGGTTCGCTGGCTGATGGCACAGGGCGTTTCCCCGCGTCGTATCTGTGCTCTTACTTTTACGAACAAAGCTGCCGAGGAGCTAGTTAATCGACTCGGAATCTCCCAACACACTCCTCGGGACTTAACGCCTCGCGTTACCACTATTCATGCCTTGGCACTCTCCGCTATACGAGTGAATCCTTTGGGATTTGGGCTACAGGCCCGCGTCTCACCTTTGGACGACTACGACCAAAGCCAGATGATGAAGAAGATCGTAGAGCGGACCAAATCTTCCGAGGATCCCTATCGGACGTTGGAAATGATAGGTTTCCACCGGGCGCGGGGTTGCGGCTTTGCTAAGGATTATGACGAGAAGATCCATGAGCTTGCTCAGAAAATGCACGGCGGCTATCACGCCATGGAACAGACACAGTTGGGACTTTGGAAGCTGTACGAAGAAGAGAAGACCAAGAACTCGGTAGTAGACTTTGACGACATGATTCACTTGGTTGTTCGCCGCGCTAGGGAGGATCCTTCTTGGCGGGCGAAACTGGAACGGATGTATGAGTTTGTTCTAATGGATGAAGCCCAAGACACCAACCCTATCCAATGGGACTTCGTCAATCTGCTGTTAGCGGAAGGCAATCCCAACTTGTACGTCGTTGGCGATATGAGCCAGTGTCAACCTCCCGGCACGAAGGTCACAATCGTTGTAGATCCACCAAGGGGTGCGTACCCAGCGAAACTAGAGCAGAAGAGCATTGAAGAGTTAGTTGATGGGGAGCTAGCAGGAAACGTGTGGTGTAAGCACGACCAGTACACCTACAGCGCGGGACGAAAGATACGAGTAGCAAAACGGTGGTACGAAGGTCCGATGCTCTCGGTTTCTCACAACGGTAGGACAACCCGCGCTACACCGAATCATTGGTTTTGGGTACGGTTTAACAAACAGTGTATTGGCAAGCACGTTGTTTACTTGATGTATCGAAGTGACCTTGGTTTCCGTGTCGGATTGACGAAGTTCAAGAGGACAACGGAGAGTAATTGCTATGGTTTGTCTTACCGGATGGCGCAGGAGAAAGCAGATAAAGGTTGGATTTTGCGCGTCTGTGATACACGAGCGGATGCTGAGTGCTGGGAAGAAATCTACTCCATCAAGTACGGTATTCCTGAGTGTTGTTTTGACCCGGTAGGTTATCTGAACCGCAAGGATGAGCATATTCGCCTCGTGTTCTCCCACGCAAATCCAGAAGGTGGGCGACGCTGTCTGGCCGACCACGGGCTGCTAGAAGAATTTCCTCTAGCCGTGAGGAACGGGGAAGTTTCTAACGGGCACCGGGCCTACAATCAGAGTTGGCGCGGTTACTTCAAGTGTGCTGCCGCGAATCTGTTGCCTAAGTTTATGGAAATCCCCCTAATCCGGCGCAACGCGAGTGCATCTATCACGGCGGTAAGTTCCGAACCCTACGCTGGCTGGGTGTACTCCCTGGATGTAGAGAAAGACCACACCTACGAGGCGGATGGAATCATTGTAGGCAACTCAATCTATGGGTTCAACGGTGCAGTCCCTGATATCCTCAAGCAGTACAGCGAGAGCTGGCGCGGCCTAACGCCAGCCCTCTATCGTATCGCCCGCAACCACAGGAGCGTACCAGAGGTCGTCAAGTTAGCGAATGCTATTCAGACCAAGATGACGCATACCATTCCTTTGAAGATGATAAGCTGGCGGGGAGAACAAGGGGACAAAGGTGTCACCAAAATGCTGAAGGCTTCTTTGCCTTCCGACCTAGCCGCAACCATTGCACACGAGATTTACAGCGGCAGTCTGCTTAAAGAGAACCCGATTACCTACCGCGAGAATTGTGTGCTAGTCCGCAGTGCGATACAGATTAGAGATTTGGAAGGGGCGTTCGTTCGTCTCCGCATTCCTTATATTGTGCGCGGCGGACGTGGCCTACTACAGACCGAAGAGGTCCGAGACGTCCTAAGCTATCTCCGGTTGGCTACTAACCCAAAAGACTTCATGGCACTCGTACGCTCCTCCTCCGTCCCGCGCCGGGGCGTTGGAGAGGTTGCGCTAGAGAAGATCCGTGAGAATGCCAATGCGCAACATGACGGTGATCTTGTAGCAGCTTGCGCCGTTGGTAGCGACAAACTAAGTCTGTTCGTCAGCGTGATACGAGCCATACAAGCCGACGCCGGAAATCCAGTGAAGGCATTGGAGACTATGCTGCGTATGGTCAACTATCAACAGTACATTGTTGACAAGTACAAATCGCGTGATAAGGAAAAAGGACCGGCCAAGATAGAAAACTTGGAGAGATTTGGTCAAATGCTTCAAGGATTGGTTGAAGATACCGGTATGACTCTGGAGGATGTCGTTTTTCAGTTGTCTATAGATCGACAGTCCGAAGACGATGAGAGCGGTAAGGTAGTGATCAGCACTATACACGCGGCCAAGGGTTTGGAATATAAGAGATGTTACGTTACCAATTTGTATGAAGGTTCTATTCCGCACAAGTTCTCTATGGGCAACCCAGAAGAGGTCGAAGAGGAACGACGGTTGTTGTATGTGGCCACGACCCGTGCAAAGGACATCCTCGTCTACTGTATCCCCGGTGTGGTCCAAATGGGATTCAAAAAAGGACAAGGGGGTCCTAGTTACCAGCAAGTCGTGCCTAGTCGCTTTCTTGCGGAAATAGGCATATTGTAATTTCTTACCTACGCGATTTCTATATAGGAAATAGAAATCGCCATGGATTTACCCCAAGCGTCTGGTATCTACGAAATTCGAAACTTTACCAATGGCAAATTATGGATAGGACAATCCGTCAATATTAAAGCTCGATGTCGTCAGCACAGGACAGATTTGAGACTCAAGCAGTCTAGTCCCCACCTTCAAAGTGCCTGGGATAAATATGGGGAAAATTCATTCCAATTTTCTGTTTTAGAGTTGTGTGAAGTCATAGATCTTGACGTAAAAGAAACTTATTGGATCGGGTTTTATAAGTCTAGTGAGCGAGAATACGGGTATAACATTGAACGATTTCCACAGGGCACTGGTCCAAGATCCCCTGAGTTTCGTGAAAAACTTAGTAAAGTGAAAAAAGGGACTCCTTGCAGCATCAAAGGTTACAAATGTTTTTACAATCCCCAAACAAAACAAGAAACTAGGTCTAAAGAATCTCTTGCTCTGCCCTGGGTACCGGGGCGCGGCCCTGCTAAACTTGAAGCTGTGGCTAAACGTGCAAAAGCGAACACAGGCAAAAAACGTACTCCTGAAACTTGCCGGAGAATAGCCATCGGAAACACAGGGAAGACTTGGTCAGAAGAAACACGAATCATTTTGACAGAGTTTGCAAAACAACGTACTGATATAGGTAGAGATGGGCATACCGGTCGGTTTGTTTCAAAGAGATAGCTAGTTAAGAGGTAGGAGTCGTAGATTAACTCATGGAAATTTTTGTCTGCCGGAAATGCGTTTTCAAAGCAGTTCATAACGAGGACGGGAGTTTCTCTTTTTCTGAAAACGAAAATGTTGTATCCGTTCAAGATTTAGGATGCCCGCCGGAGTACATTTTCGAAAATAAATTCTGTCCTCTTTGTTATTGCGGCTTCCCTCTCAAGAAAGAGACACAATGAAAATCTTACTGGCAACAATTTTGTTCTGGCTATGCGTGTCGGCGATGGCTCAAATTCCGCTGCCCGCTCCGGAAGGAACTCTCCTTGTGGTGGGAACTTGTTCGGTGGCGAATTTTCCAAAAACCTACAAAAGAGGAATGCACGGCAAATGTAAGGGTGACTACGATATTGCATCCACTAAACGGTTTGTGACACCCGGAGAGTACCGGGTGTTCATTCACTTAATCGGCCCATCTTCAGAATACTTTGTATCTTGTTTGGGTCATGTGCATTGGAGTACCTGGGGGGGTCACTACATCTTCAGCAAAGACTGCGTATTTCCTGACGACTACACTAAACGTAACGTTTTAACCGGATCAAACCCGTACGAAATGGGCCGTGCTACTCCTGCGTTGCCAGAGGTTGGATCCTATGTTCCTTACCTGTGGACTGGAAACTATGAGGAGAAGCTGATCATACGTTTTGCCCGCGATTATCACGACACCACTGGGACAATGTTTCAATACACTCTTCTCCAGATGGCGACAAGCCGGAGTTGGATAATTACATCGGATGAAATTCCCGATCAATATCGATGTTCAAACGGCGAGGTTCTTGTTGAAGGAAAAAGAAAATGTCGTCCGGATAAATAGCTGTTCTATCTTCTTTCTCAGTAGGTTAAACTGGAGGGAAGCAAAATGAAATCAGGATTGCTGGGTTTTCTCGTTGCGATGTTGGTTGTGGCTCTGGGGTATTCGATTCCAACAACGATGTCCCTCGTTAAGAGACCAGTCCCGGTTATAAACACGGAAGTTACGGTGACGCCGGAAGACAACGGCGCGGCGGACGAGAATTCTGGCCAGCCTGTGCAGACTTTGCAGCGCACGAACCTTTGCATATGAAGCTAACCAACCTCATTTTGACAGTGGTAGCCCCGTTGGTGGCGCTCAACAACATCTATGGTTGGGGTCTCCGGTTTCTCGAGGTTAGAATGGGCACTTACGATCCCAGAAATTGGGATGTATCAGTAACGAGGAAGCATAGGCACAAATGAACGACTTTGGAATCGACATCACAGGTTTGACTGCGGTGCTAAAGGCTCGCAATTTTTACAAGAAACCGTCCACGGATAAAGAACGAACTGTAGTTGTAATTCAGGGTTCTGGCTGCGATCCTGACCCGGCTTGGGGTCGTAACATTGAAGTTCGTACCGGCCCGAAAACCCATGAAACGATCAGCTCTTATGATCTTGAATATGTGGTTGCTGACGGGAAGAAAATCCATCACATCGAAGCTGGCTCCACGGATTCCTACGTTTGTGGAACTCCTGAACCGCCCGAGTCTGTCCATCCGTCCATTCCCGCTGCTCCCGAGAAGCCCCGAAACGTCAGAAGGAAACGATAAGACTTTCTAACCCTATGTAGAGGGGCAAATCATGGAAGTCAGCGGAGTCTATGGCGGGTATAACTATCTGTCCGACAAATGGTACATAGGAAGTTCAAACGATATCTGGGCTCGTTGTAAAACCCACCAACGAGAATTAGACAGAGGCACCCACAATGGGCCTAAATTATTACGAGCGTGGCGGAAGTACGGTCCGAACGTTTGGTTTTGGTTTGTTTTGGAGAGATTTGTAGGAACTAGACAGGGGTTAATTTCCCACGAGCAGCTATGGATTGATCACTTTGACAGTTATCATAATGGGTATAACAGCCTTCCGAGAGCAGGGGTCCCATGCGAGGGAAAATGGTCGAAAGGACGTCGACAACGAGCACTCGCTAATCATCAAGTGGCAAGTAAGCGCAGTAAAGAAGCTCAAAGGAAGCGTTGGAACAACGCCTCTAAAGAAGAACGAATTCTGCATGGTAATGCTATAAGTCAGGCCCGTTTGGGATTTTCTGCTCTTAAGAAGGCAACGTTGGCAGAAGAGGCTAGGGCTAAGTGGAATGAAAAATCGTTAAAAGAACGACAAGCTCACGCGGGTAAAGCTAGAGTGCGGTTTGCTAGTATGACTCCGAAAGAGCGAAGCGAATATGCGCGGTTAGGAAAAAACGAGGAAACAAAGAAAAAGCAGTATCAATTGAAGCAATGCTCATATTGCCTTCGTTGGTTCAAACCTATGAATTTTGGGCGTTATCATGGTGAACGGTGCAAAGCGAGAAATAAATGACCAATGTTAACAGCAAGCAAGTAGGGGGAACCCACTATAACCAAGTGAGAGTACAACACTGGGATCTGGTGATCTTAAACAAACTACCCTACCTAGAATCGCAAGTGACAAAATACGTCACTCGTTGGAAGAAAAAGCACGGGGCCCAGGATATCGAAAAGTCCATTCATTACCTGGAAAAACTACAGGCGTCGCTGGCGGAAGGAGTTCTTACACTACCCACGGAGACTTTGACTTCTATTCAGTCTCCCAAAGCTGCACCTCCCATTCAGCTTGAAGAGTTTTGTGAGGAGAACAAGATCGGTGACATCGAGAAAACCATCTTCTACATTCTTCTCACTTACACCAAGGCCGAAGATTTGACCCGCGTTGGTGTTCTGCTCCATCATTTGCTTGCTGCGGCAAAAGAAATCGAAGACCATCGCTTTGAACATATGAGCGAAGGGGAGAAAACCAGTGAACGAGTGCTGGCTCTCGCCAAAGAGATCGAAGCATCTCCGGTTCCTCTGTTGCGAAATTTGCAGCTTGCCGAAAATGCGCTTCATCAAATCCCATTGGACGATGTCCTAGGAAAATCAGTTCTCAGTCCGGATACGGAACCAAAAGGAGCTTTGTAATGCCTTACATTCCTCCTGATGACCGTGAACAGATCGACGTGCAAGTCGAACTTGCCGCCCGCAAAGTGGCCGAAAATGCCATAACCAACTTCGGTTTGCTCGTTGCTTACAAGAATCTGTTCTCTTTGATTTCGTGCAATTTGATTTCTCTTTATGATGGGTTCAAAAACATACCTGTAACGAACGCAAACGGGAACAGGGAATTTCATCCCTTGGCCGTGGTTATCTGGAATATGGGGCAGCAGTATGGATACGAAGGTGCCTTCCTTGGCGAGTTGAACTACGCCATCACTCGACTTATTCAGCGAGTTCCCCAGATCAAAGTTGAAACTGGGGCGTGGCTTGAAAAAGACGAACTCCGCTATTGGCTCTATGCGATCACTGTTCAGGCCTTGACTTATGTGTCGGACTACAATGCCTACAGCTCCATCGGAATTGGTGGTGTGTTTGAAGATATCAAGGACGAATACAAGCGCCGGGTCAACACATCCTACGAAGCGGCCCAAATCGTCAAGAGTGGCGATTGCTTTGACACACCATATTACACTCGTCTGGTGGAAGTACAAGATTCCTACGGGAAGACAGTAGGTCACATGGAGATCCTGCTAAAGAGGAGTCTAGAAACCTTGGGAGTGGATGTTCTTCCTTCGAACTTATTGGTGTTAATCCCGAAAAGAACAGAATCGGAGACAAAATGACACGAAAAGAGAAGACGGTCTACCGCGAACGAGCGTTCTATCGCAATGCAATGACGGGAAAAATGATTGACGATGAGATTTTGTTGGTGAGAAATATCAAGAAGCACTTCCGCACTGTCGAAAGATTGAAACCTTTGATACCCTACGTGCGCGGCGGTGTTCGGCTGTTCAATTATCTCTTTGATGGCCAAAAGGCAGCGGAAGTGGGACTTCCGAAGGGTTTCGCCCTGAAGCCTATAGAAGTCGAGACCTCTTCCAAACGCGGGATGCAAGAGATGCACGTTGTAGAATGGATCAACAGTCTTCTCTTGGAGCAATTTTCGTCATCTAACCCGAGCAATTACCTCCCGGAAGACACCTGTCCTCGGTGTCTTTTCCCCGCGAACTAAACCCGGTTATCCCCTGTCTCAGCACTATCGAGCTTCTTACAGGGGACAAACCGGGATGATAACTCTAACACAAGGTAAAACTCTAGGCCCAGGGGATCTTTACCTGCTGGTTCGGGATTCAAACGGGGCATTGATTGACCCAGTTTCCATAACTTATTCCATTTTTTCCTTTGATCCCAGCGGGTCACCGGTGTTGGTCACTCAGCCTCAGGTCGTCCCACATCGATCTTCGCAGGGCGCGTACTATGTCCGGATGACGGTCCCAACCCTTTGGAATGGCTCTTACCAGCTCCAGTGGTTCCTGAAGCAGTATGAAGATAGCTCGATAGATACCATCATGGACGATTTCGTGGTGCAATCGGTAAGCCCAGCGAGTGGTAGTTACGATGCACCGTCCACCATTATTGCCCAACCTCCCATCACAAATAAGAAATATGCTCCAGCGATCATGTACGTCCGTGAACTTCTGTTTGACACCAATCCTGACAGGAACTACCATTTTCGCCCACCCACACCCGGTAAGATCGTAGCGGGATACACGACTCGAGTTGGGTTCATCTGGCAGGATACGATGATCTTGCGGTTCTTGCAGATGGCTATCAGCAAACTCAATTGGTACAATCCCAAGAATATTTACAGTTTCACGCTGGACACAGTCCCTGCGGATTGGGGTCGCATTGCGGCATTCGCAGCGGCAGCCATGTGTCTGAGCGCGGAAGGGGCGCGGTGGGCCGCTGATCAGTTTAGTTTCTCTTTGAACGGTGTCAGCCTGGATATTAACAAAGCAGATCTCTACCGTGGTTTGGCTGATGCTTACAATGCGCAGTTCACGGAGATGGCTCCGTTGTTGACAGCCAATCGTCCGTTCAGCGCCGGGTTGCGTCAGCAACGTTGGCTGCTAGGATAATCGATGCCGCTTTCAAAAAACGAGAAGATATTACAGCACGAGATCGACAATGGAGCGTATCTTACTCCGACGCTACCCTATGAAGCCATATCCTCGCTGCTCATTCTAGACTCCGCTTATGTTGGTTCAAGAGATCTCTGGTGGGTAGATAGCCCCTCCGCTACCAAAGGCTACAATGTTTATCGAGCGTTTGATCATGCTTCTAATTGGCATTGCCTCAACGGGAATATCCCATGGCAAGGGCATTTTTATCGTGACAGCACGGTTCTCACCCAAAAGACGGTTACGATACAGCCTTCGGATTTCCTAGACGCAGGGGCATTCGGCAAGTGGGGGTTCAAACTACCGGAGACCCCTTACTCTAAACAGGTGAAGGGCCGTCCTGTGGTGGCTACTTCACCTGACGATGTCACAGTGCTCTTAGACGGCAAACCTTACCGCCCGGTGATGGTCGAGGGCATCGATCGCTCTGTTTGGATGAAAATGGATAACACGCTACCGGAAGGCGGGGCAGTCTCTGCTCTAGCATTGGTAAACGACGGCGTCGTCTGGGAAGCCAATTACTCCGGAGTTCAAAAGTGGCAAGCGGTGTTCAATGTGTTAACAAACTATGTGGACATTTACACTACTCTGACCCGCACCTATTACACCATCGTTCCAGTCGGGGACACAGGCGAAGTCCATGCGCCGGGTGCACCAGGCACCCCAATTGTGAACACTCAAGAAGTGGACCAGATAGATTATATTCAAGCTGCCATGGTTCGTTACAATGAATGGGGCTTTGAATTGTTTGGAGAACCAGCACTCCTGATGCTCCGAAAAACACGGGGTGTTCCTTGTGGATGTAAAGGTACAGGATTGGGGCAGCCGCGCACAGGCTGCCCATCTTGTTATGAAGTCGGTTGGGTTGGAGGCTACTATGGGCCTTATGACATCATATACATAGATCCTGACACAGCGGCTGTTCGTGAATTGGATGAAGGTGGCATCAAAGTGACCCGTGAAGCGAAGAGTTACTTGACTCGCACGCCGATCGTACAGGATGGAGATTTGATTATTCGCCGCAACGGTGAGCGCCTTGTGATTAACGGTGCGACTTACAAGTCGCCGCGTGGTGTAATTCTTCAGCAGGATTTTAACGTAACCCTTTTGAATAGAGGAGATACGAGATATCTTATCCCGGTCAATACTGGGATGCCTACCATTTTTGATCCAATCGTTACCAAAGATCCATTGGATGGGAAAGGCAATAGCGAACCGATTACTGAAGCTAGAACCGAGCCGGATAAACAATGGGAGAACCCGAACCCACAACCTGGTAGAACGATAACTTTCGGAAAAATTCAGCGTTAAGGAACTTTCACAACTATTTAAGAGAGGCAATTCCCCTATGAGTATCGATGCGAAGGGTCTAGCGGTGGGCCTGGCAAAAACAGCAGGTGTCTGGTGCGAGGAACCTGCGGCTATCAATCCCGAGCTTCAGAGTCTAGTTGGCGACCCCGACGATACAGCTGTTGGAATCTTTTCACAGAAACGCACCAATCCAGGCAGTCTCCAGCTTCCTAACCCTCTCTCCCCGATCCAAGGGGACGAAGTTTTCTTCACGTATCTCTGGCCAGGTGCGGTTTTTCAGTCTCACGACGGTCAACAGTGGGTGATTGAGGCTTATGACTTCTATGGGCAGATCGAAATCACTAATCGTTGGTATCCGCGCCAACGCGCACAGGTCAGCTTGATGGACATCCGGCACAGCATTGACCAATGGGTTGAGCCGATCCAACAGGTCGTACCACCCGCGCCTCCGGGTGTCAACTACGACGCACAGAACGTGCGAATTGTAGAATAACTACCATAAGGGCTGTTCTTTAGAGCAGAATAATCCATGCCACAAAGAGGGTAGCGAGTGATAAAAACACTTGTTGCACCACAAGCATTCGTACTCCGTGTCGGCTATGGTTTTTCCCAAATCCATCCAACACAGTATGTTCGCTAATTTCTTAAGCAGCTTTCTTTTCACACTGCTTCCCTCCAATTTATTCTACCGCTTGGAGAGCATAAACAGCTAACTTCCTTCCCCTAAACAGAGGATCTTCATGATCGACTTGACGGGCGCGAATTTAGTCGCATATTTGTTGAGGGTATGCCGTGATGCGGTTGCACGCAATCCTCGTTTCCGTCAAACTCTAGGCGAAGTCACATTTGCGTCCAACAATCAAGTTAACTATTCTGACGTCCAGATTCTAGTTAAGGATCTAGCCACCGATGGTAACCGGCTGTCTCCCGACTACTTTATATGCACGCAACACGGTCGGGCAATTCTTTGCAAAGTCGGTGACAAAGAGGGATCGTTTGTAGAATGGGTCATAGAAACTGATTCTACCCGCATCACGCCACAGGCAGGTGTTTACTATTTCAACGTAGACAAGGTTAATGAACAGACCCGAGATGTCAATCTGACAGTGCAGCAATACCGATGGGCCCAGGGGTCGGTTAAGAATGCGCAAGGATCTATTGTAGCTCTTGCACCAACATACGATGGCACCACTTTAACCGCATCGGATGCTGATTTTCCTGAAGAGACTATCAACATCAACGCATTTCAGAAATTCCTCATCCTGTTGACTCCTTGCAATCGATTGATCCTCACCGGACCAGGCGATGTGACATTAGTTCCAAACCAAGATTATTGGATCCAACGACAACAGAGTCAAGTGTTGGTACAAACCACACCAGGCGGCCCGCAATTAGTGAGCATCCCGTCCAATTTGTCCTATGTGGTTCCGTTTCAAATTGTGGACCAAGATGGATATGTTCTGAGGCCGGGTATTGATTACACCACGCAAGGTCCACCCGCACCTCCACAAGTAGGATTTGCTGCAGTTTCTGGCGTTCCCATACTTGCTCCCTCATCTTGGGTTCAGCTGAGCCAGTGGACGCCTGCGGGATCCACGCTTACTCTCGTGGGAACTTACAATTTGAACCCTTCGACAACGATTGCCACTAATCCGGAAAATATCCTACCGTTAAATCTTGGACCAAATGAAACCCTGGCTACTGGGCAGGTTATGATCTCTACCACAACCGGGGACTACACTTCCGAGGTCACCATTGAGAATGGAGATTTTGTGCTGCCAACGTTGTTGGCTCCCGGTGATTGGTGCCATTGGGAGGCCCGTGTTTTGACTGAGAATTATACGGTACTCGGCAAGAAGTACGAACTCAACCATTTTAAGAAGACCATGTGGGATCCGAAGGCCGGTGGACAAGATCCTACGCTTCCGCCTCCTGGCGCTTGGGTTCCTATAAAAGTCGATGGTCAGCCGGTAGACCCGATCCCCGGTATGGCTCTAGCAATAGGAGATGCGGTGGTTGAAGGAGATCAATGTGCTATTATAGTGAATCCGGAAGTCTGTGAAACATATGAGATTTTTGGTTCTAAGGAAACTTTGAGCTTCACTCTAGATTGCAAATCGAACGACTATCAAACCTCTTCGGATTTGAGTGAGCTGCTAAAACGGGAACTGCTGATATTCCGTCGTGAGAATATGGAAGCTGATGGCATCACTGTTTATGAAGCCCCTCGCTCTAATGTTGGGGAACAACGCGATCCTAGCGGTACGGCCCCGCGTTATATTTTCTCTTTGACGTTCAAAGCTTCAGCCGATTGGAAAGTTTTTGTGCCCTGTGTTACTCGTTTAGTTTCATACCAGATCAATGAAGGCACTTACCTTCCCGATTACGTGGGTAAGAGAATTGTACCTCAAGCTAGGATTCAGGCTCTTGGAAACATGCAATTTCTCCCATCGTACCGATAAAGCAACTTCGAAAGTCTCAGGTAGATCACGGGAGTTCTCAATGCTTTATGAATTCAGATGCACGGATTGCGGTTTTGTCCTTGAAGTCATCCAGCCGATGCAAACTGCCACATTCGAAGATCGTGTCTGCCCCAAATGTGGTAAAACCGCAAAGCATATGCTAGAGGCTCCAGCGGTGGCAACAAGCGGAATGTCAAACGCTCCCATCGATGTAGTGGTCGGACGTGACGCTGAAGCTCGTTGGGCTGACATCCGGCGTCGTCAGGCAATGCGGGATAAAGTTCGTCGAGAGAGTGGCGAAACGGCTGTGAGCATGACAGGACGGAATGAGTTTACACCCATCAAAGGTGGGCGTCGTGAAGTCGTCGAAGTCCTGAATGACGGAATGCACGACGATTAGTGACATAATTTTAGGACTTTCGAAGGCAACTTTGAGAGACCTTTTCACGAGGGAGCAACAACATGGCATTATTTACGAGCTACGCGCCACCTGGAGTTTACACGAGTGTGGTCATTGGACAAGCAGGACAGCCGTTGTTCGGCACCAACTACATTCCGGTCATCATCGGTGAAGGAGTACAGCTCACTACCTATTCAAATGTGGAGTTGCACCGTGGCTCTTCGGCGGTGGCCAACGATCAGGTCGTTCAAGACATATCCAATCAGGTCACAGGGCTGACGAATACCTTCCAGCTCTCATATTTCCCGGTTGTGAGCAACAACGGTGTCGGTGGGGTCACAAACAATCTGACTGACATCCATGTGACTTCAGGTGGTGTCCCAGTAACAGTCATTTCCTTGACTGGTGCAACGGGCCAATTCATCACACTGGTCATTCTACCCCAAGGTTCGCAGCTGTCTGTAACCTACTACTTCAAGAAAAAGGACACGCTGGTCACCAACGAGAATCTGACTCCACAGGTTCCAGCGTTTGCTACTTTCACGGTTGAAGGAACTGGTGAGTCCCAGACAGGCACATTGGATCTCACGTTATCGATCCCAGGATCGCTGGGCAACCTTGTTTATTTGGAACTCCACGACGCCGGGATGGGTGCAGGTGTTCCGGATGCTCTCGCAGTAAGTGGTGCAGGCACTGACAATATCGAAATTGAATTGCGTGATTCCGCCACAAACGGCCTGCGCACGTTGGCTCAGGTTCAAGCCTTGGTCAATGCGGGCATTCCTACTTTGAGTGGTGGTTATTTGGTCGCAGGCGCTCTCGTAGGTGATTCGACGGATACTGTTATGGCCGCAGGACCAACTGCTTTTGCGGGTGGCCTTGGCCCAAGCAGCAACACGGTATTCCAAGTTGCTAATGTTCCGATCGTAGACGGCACTAATGGTGGCGTGGTTGTAAACGTCCCCGGCTCTTATATGACCGCAACGGTCTATGGCACTGCGGTAGCAATTGCAGCGGTGAATGGTGTCCAAGGTCTAGTCACTTTGGCCGCTGGTGTGCCGTATGGTGCCACATTGTTGCTCACTTACTACACCAATACTTATCAGAACACAGCAGATCTTCTGCCGGCGTCGAACGTTGCCGACATCCAGGAAGTTGGTCTTGGACCGAATCGTGCTGATTTCATCCAAGGTGTGGATTACATCTTGAGTGTGGATCCTCTTACAGGTGATAGCGCCGTCAATTGGGGAAATTCAGCAATCACATCTTTGGGTTCTGAGACCCCCGGTTTCACACCTTTCGGCCCGACGCAAATCACGACTACGTTACGTGACCAAAAGGTTTGGATGCGCCCGTGCACATTGCCAGCCAACGGCGTAACGAATGTCTTCACTCTAGAAGATACTCCGGTTGACGGTAGTGGTCAAGGTCGCGCAACCGACAATCCAATGTTGGTCACAGTTTACGTTGGTGCGGATCCATTTGATGCTTACATGAATGGTCCGATAACAACGACATCATCGCCTAATCGCGTCATCGCGGTATCCGGTGACAGCGCACAGGTTACTCTTTACAATGCCCCATCCAAAGGGCTGTTTGTCTATGCTTCGTACTACCGGAGCATTCTGAACAGCTACACATACGCTTTGAAGGTTGTGGCGGCTGCGGGTGGGGCAAACCAAGGCCAGTACAATATCACGGACAATTTGAACCGCTTAATGCCAGTTCCTTCCAATGGCACTGACCATGTGGCGGACAGCGGATTTGCTCTAACGGGCATCGTATGGCCGTACAAGCAAAGTGAGCCGGATTGGTACGATAATCCAGGTTCGATTGACGAAGTTATCACGTTGACTTTCAACGCTGATGGCACTGCAATTCTGGTCCCAGCAGTTTCGGCCAGTCGCACGCTACAAGGAATCAACTTCCAGGCTTCAACTCCTGGCGCAGCGGGCGATGCTGTAACCATTGCTTTCACGAGCAAGGGATCGTCAGATGCAACTGCCATAGTAACTACGGGTGACGCAGTTGTGGTGGATATCACAAATTTGTCTGCTCAGACGCGCACTACAGCGGAAATTGCAGCATTGTTCACGACCTATCCGTCTAGGGCTACAACCACCGACGGTGGCGTGATCTTGGCAACAGGTGGTGGCACGACCCAAGCTCAGATCGACAGTGCTGAGCCGTTGGAAAATGGGGCTGAAGCGGTCACTGAAGGATTCACCACGAGCTACACGGTGTCTTCAAGCCAGGGATCCAATGGTTCTGCTGGAACCGGCTACTTGGGTCAGACTTACATCGATGCCAAGACAGGTGCCACGTTCACGATTGTGAATCCAGCTGACGCTCTTAACTATGGTTACACACAGTTGCCTTCGCCACAATATGCTTTCGCTCCTGGCGATACACTCCAAATTGTGTTCCAGAAAGCTGCGACGTATCCATCGTATGCTTCAACCTTCTATACCGGTGCAACGATCAACGCCATTGCCGGCCTTTGGACCATGGTTTCCACGACTTACGGGATGAACGTTGGTGACACAGCTCTCATCGAGACCTACAAGCTATCGGACAATGGTCCGGCAGTCGGTGAGTACTACTACGTCACATATGACGTGGCGAAGACCGCTGCTGACATGGCCCTGAAGATCTTCACAAATTCTTCGGATGCATATGCCTTGTACGGTCAACCGACCAACCCGGCAAACCGGCTGTCTCTCGGCATTCAGTTGCTGACACAGAACGGCACCCAGACGTTTGGTGCGATCCAAGTGCCACAGCAACCCGGCCTTGGTGTAGCTTCGGACCAAGACTTCATCGCGGCTATCCAGTCGTTGACCGTGCCACTACCTGGTACAACGCAGAAGGCCAACGTGATCGTGCCTCTGAGCACCAGCGCGGCAGTTCAATCGTTCTTGGGTCGCCAACTGATAACCCAGGCAACCGCACGGTACAAGGGCGAAGCCCTTGGATTCGTTGGATTTGCTGCTACGACAACTGCTTCTGTGGCCGCTGCAAATGCGCAAGGATTAATGAACTCGCGTATCATCGCAGTCGGCAACCCAGTTGCGTCTATCCAGTTGACGGATCCGACCACCGGTGTAGCCCAGCAATACGCGCTGTCTGGTGAATTCATGGCTGCCGCATTGGCGGGTATGAATGCCGACCCAGCTAACGATCCGGCTACAACTCTGACCAACCAGGACATGGTAGGGTTTGAGAACCTGTTGGTTCGTTTTGACGACCCGACAATGGACATGATGGCGGCGGCTGGTTTGACCATGTTGGTTGAATTGAATGGCAACTTTGTGGTACGCCATTACAAATCCACCGACCCATCTAATCCGATCACCAGCGAACCGACGTCAACGACCTCAGTTGACTACACTCGCCAAGCGTTCCGGAACGACATCAAGCAGTTCATCGGTCGTAAACTGACGGACAGCCTGGTTGGAGACGTGCAGGTGGTTTGCAACGCTCGTCTAGCCTCTTTGGTGTCGCAGGAAATTCTGAGTGCTTATCAGAATCTGTCAGTGATTCCGGATCCATCCGATCCTACAACCGTTGACGTTTCTGTGGACGTGATGCCGATGTTCAGCTTGCTGTATGTCAATGTCACCTTCACGGTGGTAACGAACCTGCCATCAAACGGCTAAGAAACCGGGCGGCGCAAGAAGCCGCCCATAACGCTTTAGGGAGTTAAAGATGCAAATCACGCCGAAGATTACGCAGGTGCAAGGGATGATCTTAGTGCAACTACAGGCTTCCTTTGTTGGTGGACCAACGGACGCTGAGGACAAAGCTAATATACAAGCCTTTGGTGATCCGATGGTGAATCTTACAGGTGGTTTGTTTGTGGATAATAACACCTATCCATCACAACCGGCAACCGTTGTCGTGCAGGGAATTACGTTTACGACTTCAGTTCAAGGACCAGCTGCTAACCAGGTTTCAATCAATTTTATTTCTGCTGGTCAACCGGACGCCTCAGCTATCAGCGTTGCTGGAAACGCAATCACGGTCGATATTTACGACACAACAACGTCGATGACTCGAACCACCGCAAGTGTTGTGGCGCTGTTCGCTAACTACGCTTCGAGCACTGTAACTACCAATGGTGGCACAACGTTAGCAACAGGTGGAAGTGGTGTGGCGGCGGCGGTGACTGCTGACCCAATTTCTTTCGCGGGCGGAGCGGCATCTTACACCCAGGCATTTGAGTTCAACTTCCCTGCAAGTGATTTGTATGTCGGGGTTACGACTCAAATGCAAGGCTACACGGCACGATTCATGACACAGTTGCCACCGGCTCCGAGAGGGATACCCGAAGAGCATTGGGAACATGATCATCGTTCTCACCATGGCTACCGAACTCATGGCTCTTTGGATTGTGTAACTTCCAGTCCTCAGCAAGCTGCGACGTTTTGGATCGCTACTATAGAGTCACGCATTACAACATTGTTTGCCATCCTGCGTGCGAAATCGCCGCTAGGACCGCAGTCACCATACACGGTTTAAGGAGTGAGGATGAAATCGAGGATGATTACCCGGCGGAAAGCCACCGTCCTGATTTCCAAGGCGACATTGGAACAAGCAGTTGCAGAAGGAAACGCAATTGCTAACAACCTTTTAGAGACAAGCCCACACGATCCAAGGCTTGATGAATTGTCAGAGGCTATCGGGCGTCTTCAAGGCGTTCTAGGAAAAAGCCAAACTGAGATGCAGCAAGAGGGTGTCGCTAGTTTGGAGGGGTACCTGGACAATGCTAAGATGCCTGAAGTAGCTGAAGCAATAAAAAGGGACGTCGATCTGGTCGCGAAAATACGACGAGATCTACGCCCGGAACGCATTATCGATGAGGTCCCTATGGCGGATAAACCAGTGCAAGCAGCGGGAAGTGGCAGCGAAAATTGGACCACTGACCGTAATGAGAAAGGCGAACCGAAGACTCCGGAAACAGCCGAAGTTCCACGTCTAGCCGGCAAGAAGAAAAAGGAAGCAGAAACTCCGGTTGCGGAAGCAGCGCCTGCAGTTACCGCTCCAGCAGTTGCGCCTCCGGCTGCCGGTACCGTTTCTGATGCCAGCGTTCTTGAAGTTCTACCCACCGAGTTTATCCTGAAGATGGTTGAAGATCTCCCTAAGCAAGAAGGTTTCCAGGAGAACAAACAGCTCCAGGACGCTCTGATCCGCATAACTGAGATTCTCAAGTCACGCCCGGTTGTTCCGGAAGTCGCTCCGGAAGCCGCCGCCGCTCCGAAAGCTGCCGCTTCCAAAGAACCATTCGGCGGCAAGCAAGCGCCACCATTCGGCAGCAAGGAGAAAGACGAGAAGAAAGAAGCCTCTGCTGAAAAGAAAGCGGACGGGCAGATCTATGAAGTGCACCCGAATGAGGGAGCGCCACAAAAGGATTTTGTGAAAAACATCCCACAATCCCAAGGCGCGGCCTACAAAGGAGCTGCCAAGAGGGCTGCGGGTGCAGATGCTCCGGCCTCCATAGCTGGAGTAAACTCGCAGACACCCGATCCGCAAAGTGCATTTGTTGCTGAGATTCCACAATCCCAGGGCGCGGCTGCTAAATCAGCCGGTGAAGGAGTCAGTCGCAAAGAAGAGCGTGTTGACGATGTTCCTATTGTCTGTACGGGAGCGGATAAAACAGCAGTCGCTCCTCCGGGTTGGGAAGACACCGTCAAGGATATGAAGAAAGAGAAGGACATTGATAATCCTTGGGCGCTGGCCTGGTCCATGAAGAACAAGGGTTACACTCCACACGCAGGTCGATGGCTGGTGAAACGCAAGGGCGCGGCCTATGTCATGAAGAAATTTAGTGGTGGCGGTACATCAGGTGGCGGTGCGTGGACTGCTGACCAATCTACCGGGGATATTGAAACCGGCGCTGCCATACCAGAAGTTTCGGAAGCGCATGGTAAGCGCGATGACAACACCGGCATCAAGCGTCCCGAGACCACTCTGCCGATGAGACTTTCAAGCGAAATGACGACCGGCAAGGCTTTGAAGCTGGCAACGGATACTCAAGAAAAGTTGAAGGGTATCTACCTGGAATCAAAGCAACTCACGACAGCCAACAACACGCAGCCTGTACGCGCTGCTGTGGAATTGGTCTATGCTGCATTCAGTGCATTTGACGGCGCGGTCAAGGCTATCAACAAGCAGAAGATGCAGGAAGAACAAGAAGCCGAGGCGATGGCGATCACTGAGAAGAAAAAGAAGTCTTCTTTCGGCGGCCTAACCCTGGCGACAGCGGAATAACGAAAGCGGCTAGAACGTTTTTGAGATTTCAGTTAGAATGGCTGAATGCGGTGTGTACATCATTCGATGTAAGACCACGGGTAAGGTCTATGTCGGCAGTGCTTTGAATTTCGCTTCTCGGTGGAATACTCACCGTGCGGCGTTAGTAGCGGGTACACATTACAACCTTAAATTGCAACGCGCCTGGAACAAATACGGCGCAGAGGATTTTGAATTTGAACCCATAATCTTCTGTACAGCGGAGTTATTCTTTCACGAGCAAATCGGGATTGAATGTCTTAACGCGGTGGATGAAGGTTACAATATCGCTAGAATAGCAGGAAGTTCGATGGCAGAAAGAAAGCACACCGAACAGACAAAGCTAGCGATGTCTTTGACGCGAAAAGGTCGTAAGCAAAACCCAGAATGGGTGGCTAAACGACTCGCGTGGCACAAAGACCAACCGATTTCTGAAGAGCAGAAGAACCACATTTCTGCCACTTTAGAGGGACGACCAGCTTCTCCGGGAACCGCAAGGAACCTTCGGAAAATCGCGGCGTCCCGAACGCCAGAATATACGGCGTGGTTAGGACGGAAGGGCGCGGCGTCCCGTTGGGGACACGAGTTCAACGAGCCAAAACCGACACAGCTGTTAATCAGCTGAGGGAGAATAAGATATGCCGCAGGGAGGGTACATCTACCGACAGGGGACATCGGCACAGACCGAGTCTGTCATAAGCTCGCGTTTCAAAATCTTCTCGCCAGCAGTCGACGTGGGCAAGTTCGTGAAGTTGGGCGTCACTTCGCAGTTCAACATCTCGGAATCTAAGACCGTTGACCCCGTCCGTGGTCTAGGCTATGGTGATATCGTGGCCGAATTGGTGCCTGGTGTTACCAACCCGACCGAGCTGACCATCACTCGCACTTGTCTCTATCTGGCTAACTTAATGCAGATGATGGGATACAAGGCTGGAATCAGCGGCTTGGTCCGTTCCATTAAACACCACAAGTGGCCTTTCGACATCAAGACTGAGATTGTCTTCTCGGAACTCGCCAACAGCGATTCGAATCTCCAGGAAGCTACGCTTGCCGACATTCCGAACGAAGGTGGCTTGAACAACCTGGGCAACCCTGGCTTACATGCCGTTGCGACCCTCTATGAAGGTTGCTGGTTTAGCAACTACGGCACCGGCTATGCTATCGACACAGCGATGGTCAATGAAGATGCGACGATCGTCTGCACCGACATTTTCGACGTAGCTGGCAGCGTTTACGGTGAGTTCATCGACGCAGGCAACGCTCCGACCGACGTGACGAGTTCGAGCTTGCTGTATACCATTTAACCGGGCGGGGTGGATTAATCACCCCATCCTGAAAAAGGTCACGATGAAGTCGCCACTCCTACAAAAGAAGGGCATGGACGCCTTCCTCCAGGCCTTGAATGACCCTGCCACCACTAACCCTGACGACCGCACTGATAAGCAATACTCACGTCCTGAAGGTAAGGGCACCGAACTTGAGTACATGAAATCCCCTTCCCGTGTTACCGCAAAAGCTAAAACCGGATTCACCGGTCTGTGGGCGGACATCACCCATCCAGAGGCTACCGAACTTCCAGTGTCTATGAGAATGGATCAGCCCGGTGGTTGCCCCACTTGTGGTGGTGGGCTGACGCGCCGTTTAGATGAGAATGGAAAGGTTGAAGAAGTTTGCACCAAGTGCACTTACAAGCCCAAGAAGACCGGGTCCCATTATAAGACCGCAGTCGTGAAGCCTAAGTGCCCACATTGTGGTTCAACCAAATACTCCTTGATGCCAACGGACTTCGAAACCGCTAAGTGTGATGAATGCGGAAAGAACTGGGATCATGGAATTGTACCCGGCATAAACGACCCGAAGACCGCCAGCAAATGGGGTGACAAAATCAAGAAAATGGAAGCTCGCCGTGGGGAGTCCATTGAATCAACTCTGCTGAAAGCTGGTCTAGTTAATCCTCGTCCAGCTATGCGTCATCGAGAAGAACAAAATACCCATAAGTCTCTCAAGCGTCATAAAGAATTGATGGATAAGTACATGGCAGAGGGAATGACCAAAGAAGAAGCCTCACGCAAGGCGTTCCAGGAAGTTACAAAGAAGAAAGCCTATGGCATCAATGTTGCCACCATTCTGCACGACAAGAAATTCGCCGCCAAAAACGCGCCAGACCCAGGTCAATATGATGAGGAACATGAATCTCACGTTCGAGAAGAAGCCAAGCAGTGGGCGCAATACGCGGAAGAAGCCGACAACACAGAAGAAATCAAACCCTATGATCCCGATGGAGACTATCTGTGTGGCACCTGCGATATGCGTCAAGGTGAAGACCAATGCATGCGGGTAAATGGACCAATCAACTTTGAGAAAGGCAGTTGCCGGCTGTTTCACTTAGGTGCGCCGGAAAATCGGCTGCCCATGGAAAAGAAGTTTACTCAAGAGGAAGCTAAGTACAGCGAAAGCAAGTTTGGAGGGTTTGGTTGCCATCGGTGCGAATACGGGAAGAAGGCAGAAGCCCCTGACGCCGATGGTCGTGAACTTTGGTGTTCGTTCTGGGGAATGCATGTTATTCCTACCGCGTGCTGTGCTCAAAGCGAACCTGAGAGACCGAGTCAACTGGTGCAAATCGCGGGACTTCAAAAAAGACCGGATTATGGGAAGACCGGATCTTTACTTTTGAAAAAGAAGGCCGATTGGACGATGACTTGCCCATGGTGTAAGGGCACAGCGCGCAAGAATAAACCAACGGATGACTACAAGTGTACCCAATGCGATTGGACATCCAAAGAAGAGCCTAAAGCAATGGCTCAGCACGCAGCGGTTGAAATTCACGAAACTCCTCGCGACCTACCCCCACGCGACGATATGCGCGGTCATCTCGATGAAGAAGTCAAAGAAGAGATGAATGAATCCATTGATGCGCCAGTTATGGAAGGCGCGAAGGGTCTTCATTTTGCCACCGAGAATAGCACGTTTGATGATGTCAAACAGGCTGGGGATAAATCTGTTTGTAAACATTGTGACGAAGAAATTGGTGAGATTGTAGATCCCTGGGGTGGCAGTCACGGTTGGATCCACCATCCAGACGACGGTCCGGATGCTTACACATATTGCCACTGCCGATGCGCCACGTGCCGGGGCGAAGTTGCTTGGAACGAACCCGGACCACCTGATTGTATCGACGGTGATGAAGCTGAACCTCTTGGCGATGAGATGTTGAAAAAGGAATTGGAAGGGCAGCAATTTCGTCGGGATCTTTTAGCAGAACCGAAGACTTCTGCCGGTCTGGAATTTCAGAGATTTTTAGAGCCGCCTGAACCTCGCGACATGAAAAGGGAAGCCCAACTGGCATTCATGCGGGATCCTACGATGCAACAAGAAGCCCGAGATGCTGGTATGTCCATGGAAGAATTTTGGGGTGCTTATGGCGCAGAATACGCTAATGAGTATTTCGCGGGCCGTCGCGCTTCAAAAACTGCCATGCAAATTGAAGAAGGAATCAAGATTTGCCCTAAGTGCACTTCTAGCAACGTTGAAGAGGTGACTGATAGTGAAACTAAGGGTGGGGATAATCAAATTCGGTTGTTCGAGTGCACTTCCTGCCACCATTTGTTTTCACTATAGGACTATCATATCAAGGACCTATGAGCTTCAAAAAGATAGCCAACGCGACCATAGAACACCCGGTTATCCAACTTGCCGACTGGGGAGATCTCCACGGGCATCACACTCCGGAGTTTGGAAAAAAGACAGCGGCTGGACATATTGCTGCCAACCAATCCAAATATCTTCTTTCGCACTGCACGATTATGTCGTCCGTGATGACGGAACCTGATCCAGAAGACCATCTAATCAAGCCCGAATGCAGCCATCTCGTCAACAATAACGATGACGCTTGGACGAATGAAGTCTTGAAGCTATCCCACAAATCTTTCGTGGGTGCGTTCAATTTTGTGGAGCATTTTCAGAATAGCAAGTACGCCAAGGGCCACATTCTAGATGCGATTCTTCGCAAGGTCAATATCTCGGCTCCGGAAACTTGGGTCTATTTCTGTGACATCTTAGTCGCTACTGACTTGGCTCACGAAAAACTTGTTGGTGACATCAGCTCTGGCCGGGTCAAATACCTTTCGATGGGTTGCGTGACCGACTTAGTCATTTGCTCATTCTGTGGTGCACGCGTCACAGATGCTTCTACCTATTGTCATCATTTACAATTCCAGAAAGGTATGTTCCTGGCCGACGAGGATGGTATCGCTCGTCGTATCGCGGAGTTGTGCGGCCATAAGACCATGCCTAATGGTGGGGTGAAGTTCGTGGAAGCCTCTTGGGTCGCTACTCCAGCGTTTCCCGGCGCGGCGAAACGCAATATTGTCAGCGAAGAGTGGGTGGGTCCTCAAACAAAATTTACCCATGCATCCAGCCTGAAGGGGAAGTTTGCTAAAGCTGCTTCTAAACTTGACGAAGAGATTAGCTTATCAGAAGCACTCCTAAATGCAGACCTACGAAGGAAACTCCAATAATGGGCAATCCTCTAAAGGATATGACTGGACAAAAGATTGGCAAATTGTTTTTCCTTCAACGAGCCGAAAATAGAACTTCGCCTTCGGGCCAAATTGAGACGTACTGGCAGGTCAAATGCGATTGCGGAAATCTTTTTGAAATAGGTCGTTCTAACGTGGGGAGAACTTTTCAATGTGATCTTTGTGCCCGGATGGAAAGAGGCAAGAATCGACAACTTCCACCAGGCATTGTTCTTCGCAACGGTGTCTTAGCTGATTACAAGAAAAACGCAAAGTTGCGTAGCCTAAAATGGTTGCTCACAGACGATCAAGCAATACAATTGTTCCAAGGGAACTGTCACTATTGTGGCATTGCACCTAACACAGTTCTTAGTACCCCGCCTTCTTATGGTGGTCCTCGATGGACTTTCACGTACAATGGGATTGATCGGAAAAACAATGCTTTCGGTTATGAAGAGAGCAATGTAGTTTCCTGCTGTAAATTTTGTCAATATGCGAAACGAGACCTCTCATATGAAGAATTCCTTGGCCATCTAATGAGAGCGGGCCAACATCAATTAAACCAAAGGACTACAGAAGCCTCTATAGGACGGTAAACTCGATGATAAAGTACAAGACAGCAACGGAGTTCAAAGCAGCTTTGAAAGCTAAACAAGCAGAGCTGGATGCACTTGACGACCAGCTGTTAGGCATGGACGAAGCCATGCCTATGGACGTTCTCCCTAACGAGGAGTTCGATCTGCTAACTCAAAAACGCGAAGAGCTTGAAGAAGACATCCGCACTATGCGTGAAGGCGTCCAGCTCATCACCGAATGGGAGAAATTTAAAGGTGGGCAGTGGTCCGAAGAAGTTAAGATGCAGCTTAACGCCATGGACAACGAGATCGCTAATGCTGCTGGCCCGCAAGCTGCCGCACCTCCGGTTGATTTGGGCACACCAATGCCTCCCGAAGCTGGGACGGCACCTGCCGCACCCCTTCCACCTGCAACTCCAGAACCTGGTTTGGAGGCTCCACCAGCCCCTGAAGTTCCAGCACCTACTGAAGAAGTAGCACCCGAAGTACCCCCGGTCGAAGAGCCAGCCATGGCTCCAACGGCTAGCTCGAAGTCAGCTATCAGTAAGAAAAACAACTACGAAGACCACAATAAGAAGGGCAATATTGCCCGGGAGACCCCAATTATGGCGAACAAAGAAACCAAGCCGTCCTTGAAAGAAGGGCTGGCTTCGCAGAAACTCAAGACCGAGGCGATTAAGAAAGAATCGCAGTCCCGCGTTGCTTCCGCTTGGACTATCGCCAAAACGATGCTGCCGACGGCTCCCGCCAAAGTCCAGGTTGCATTTGCAAAGACCCTTCTCGCTAATCCGACCAATGTGATCACGGCCTGCCTACGCCAAACGGCGGTCAATGCACATTATTCCAAGGTTGCGGACGAGTTCAAGAAAGTCCACAAGGTCGAAATGAACGACCTGTTGGAAGATCCATCTGTGTTGACCAAGGAACGCTCCGCTGTCGAGTCTGAACTCAAGGGCGCGGCAAAGGAAGCGGCTGCTACGAAGGTTGCCGATGACCGCAAGGATGCCGGCCCGCAGACGGAGACTTATAACGACGGTCGTGGTTGTGGCGGAGGAACGCACACCGAGCCGAAAGAAACCGACGCCGGTACTTCTGCCTCAGAAACACAGGCCGAAAATCGTCCGTTGGAGAGTGTGGACAAGTCCACCGAAGGCTCAAACAAGGTTTCGGCTGCGAAGGCTACACCAAAGGCTGCCGGCGAAAGTTGCGCGGAATGCAAGAAACTGGGCAAAGCATGCCCCAAGTGCGCTTCTGTAACCAAGAAAGCCGACGAACCGGTTCAAGAGATGCCGCTACCCGAGGGCGAAGCCGTTCCGCCAGTTGAAGGTGAAATGCCTCCGGCTGAAGGCGAGATGCCCCCAGCTGCTGAAGTCCCACCGGGCGAGGAAGGTAAGGCTGAAGAAGGCGCTACCGTCTTGACCGAAGAGAAGAAGCTCGACATTCACGAGAAGATCGATGAAGCTGAGCAGGCCATCCAGTCTCTGGAAGAGGAGATTCTCGAAGAGGGCAACGAAGAGCTCAATATCGAGAACATCTTCAACGAAGAGGAAATGGAAGACAAAGCCGCTTCCTTGGCTAACGAAGGTGACAATCATGCTGCCGGCGACGATAATGATTTCTTCGCGCCGTCCGCCGCCGCCGAAATGGAAGCCGGTATGGAAGATCACTTCGGCTCCATGGACGAGATCTTCTCGATGCAAGGCGCTGACGCTGACCCGTTAGCTGCACTCATCGCGGGCGATCTACACACCGCTGCGCAAATCGAGGGCATGGAAGTTCTAGAGTCCTTCTCCGGTCAGTTGGAGAGCCACTTTAACGAAATGTCCGGCGAAACGCGCACCAATGAAAGCGACCATGAAGAGGACATCCTTTCTGAAGCCGCCGAAGCCGTAAAGGTCGAAGAGCAGGGTATGACGCGAGTGAAACAGGATCAGACGAACGTTCTTGAGTTGCCTGCGAAGGCTTCTGCTGCGAAGAAGACCGCCGCCGCGAAACCGGCAGTCATCAAGCATCTCAAACCGCGTGTTGGGGCCACCACACCGCGTGTAGTCAACCCAGTTGCTGCCGCGCTGTTCGGTGACGGCGACAATTTCTAAACCACTCATCCACCGTGTGTGGAAGGAGTTACGATGCCGTTCTACTTCGTAGGACGGCATTAGTTTTAAAGGAGGCAACCATGGGCTGCTATCGTATCACATCACGAGGAAACTCTTTTATAAAGCATGACCTTCGTTGTCCAGGCCGCGCCAACCTTGAACTCTGCGTATTCTGGTTGACCGAGGAAGAGTTCAAAAAGAAGCATCATCACCACGAGCACCATCATCCCTACGGCGGCCATCCATATGGCGAACCGGAGTGTTGCGACCAACGTCCAACTAGCTAAACCAAAACATGGGCTGCAAATATCTCATGGTGATTGATGATCTCATTGTGGAATGTGGGTGCACTTGTCTACCGGGGCGAGATTACTGTAGTTTGCACTTCTCTCGTATGGAAGCAGTTGAGAATCTGATTGCAGATTTCGTGCACTTCCTTAAAAAAGATCGCTAATGAACAAAAATTCCTAATCTCTTGCCTCATACTGAACTCACTGCACGATTTCTATAGTCCTTGCTGACCCACCAACGGGGAGGCTGGATTGGAACCGGGCAAATTCAAAGAGTTCAACAGCACAACCAAGGGCTAAAAATATGAGTCTAAAACTCATCTATTACGGCCAGAATGACGGTAGCACTGTTCCTGACGTTGCTCTCACGGGCGATCCTGGCACTGACCAGGCAACCTTGACGGCAGCTGGTTTCTTCGGGGGAGTAATTGTGGCCCTCCAAGCGCCGGTACACGCCACTAACACTGAAGTCGCCATTGTCCCATGCGATTCGAATCTCGCGATTCCGTATGCGACACTGATCAACGGCCCCGGCGAGTTTGCCGGCGCTATCGGTCCGTCTGGATCACGCAAAGCTCCAGTTGTACGTGCTCTCTGGCAAGGCATCGTAGACTCACAAGCCTACGACGTCAATGACGGAGGATACGCGCTGGGAGCCTATCTGTACTGTGGTGGTGGCGCTCTGAAGGGGCTATACGTAGCTTCTGACGACAAAGGCACTACAGCGGCAGCGGGCGTTCCGGTGGGCATCTGCACACACGTACCTTCTGCGAGCGAACCCTGGCTTGGCATTGCTTCGCTACTGTAAAGGACAAAGGGAGACGACATTATGCCTAACCTAAGCCGCACACAGCAGCAAACCGCAATGTTGGGACAGCTGCTCAAGACCGCAGGTGGCCGCCAGAAACTGGCTGCATCACTTGGACCGTCTCTTCGTCGTCGTCGCGACTATATGTCAATTGCCCGCAAGGCGTTGATGGTAGAGACTTTGCCGGATGGCGCACTACCCATCTACGATAAAGAATTCGACATCGTTCCTGTCACCGTCGGCACAACTGCCGGTGGCTCGTTCGTTGAAGCGTTCGTCGTCGGAGAAGAGGGTGGGGACATCGTCCGCGTCGTAAAGCCGAAACGTGTCACCGTACCCACGTTCGAAATCGTCAGCAATCCGATGATCGCGATCACGCAGATCAAGGAACGCCGTTTCGACCTGGTCTCCCGTTCACTCAACTTGGCGAAAGCTGAAGTTGGTGCACAGGAAGACGGTTACATCTTTGGCCTGTTTGACAACATCGCTATCACGGCGAATGCATCGACTTTCGTGCCAACCACGGAAGACCCGGTGTACAACGTGGATATCGCGATCAACGCCCCAATCGACATCAACAGCCTCGCTGATGGTTTCGGTCAGGTCGCTCGTCACGATCTCAACGTGGCATTCATCTTCTTCAATCCGCGCGATTATACGGATCTGTTGAAGTGGACGCAGCAGAACATCGACCGTGAGACGCAACGCAAGATGTTGAAAACAGGAGTGATGGGGTACCTGTGGGGCGCAACGCTTCTCCAGTCTCGTAAGGTGGGCTATGGCTCAGTTTACATTTTGGCAGATGCCGAGTTCCTCGGAGTCATCCCGGAACGTATTCCGCTGACAGTCATGTCTGCGGATCGTCCAGACCTTCGTCAGATCGGTTTCTCGATCTTCGAAGACCTTGGATTCCTTATCTTTAACCCGTCCGGCGTCCAACGCCTGACCGTGAATAGCCGGTTTGAAAAACAGACCAGCGGCCAGAACGTTGGAGAACAGTAAAACGATGTTCTACATAGGATTGGCAAATTTGAAAAGGCCCAGAGAAATCTGGGCCTTTTCTTTTGATTGTTCTCTTCAAAAGTTTAACGCCTAGATTAGCTGATTTTCACTGGTATCAGTAATTATCAAGTATTGAGATACTGATATGAAGGAAAATTTATGGGTAGCGTCTATCTGGCGGGTTCAAAAGAATTAGGATGGTACAAAATAGGTTATTCTACGAAGGATGATCCTTCGGATAGGATCAAAACTATCTCTAAAGGAACTCCCTTTCCCATGGAATTGGTCCATTCGTGGGTTACCACTTTTCACCCCGAAAAGCTGGAAGCCTTTCTTCACCAGGGATTAAAAGGCAAGCAGCTTAGGGGAGAATGGTTCGTTCTCTCAAATTTTGATCTAGTGTTTTGTCAGAAGCAAGCCTTTGGATTCTTAACAGATTTTGAGAAACAGAGTCTTCCGATTAAGCGTCTTTTGAAAAACACAAACAAGGGCAAGCATTGGACTTGCTCTGACGAGGCTCGTCAAGCACGTTCTCGGAGAATGAAAGGAATAAAGCCTGCCAATCTCACTATGAAAGGTAGGAGCCAATCTAAAGAGGCAAAAGAGAAGAGTTCACGGTCTCACAAAGACTTCTATATCAATAATCCGGAAGGCGTTGCTGTTTTGAATGCTGCCCGACCCCGTGGCGAGGATCATGTGTTCTTTGGCAGAGAACGCCCTCAGGAAACTTGTGACAAAATTGCTGCTTCTCTCAAGGAATTTTACGCTCAACAGAAGCAAGGATTGTAATTTACAGTACTGATAGCAGGGGGATCTTCCTCTTGCAGAGATCGTTTGTAGCTAAAACAACGGTGAACTTTCCGGATCATGAACTCTACGTTAGGGTTGGGGATACTCTCGTCTACAATGCTGCTAACGATAACAGCCTGACCGTGTACCGGGCGGGCGCTATCATCAAGACTATCAAGACCACCCCTATCAGCATCGCTGCAATGCTCAAGACGAAGATGATCTTGGAAACAGGCACCACGGCTTCTAAACCGTCTGTCAAGACTCCTCCAGTGCCCTCTCCAGCACCAAAGGCCACACCGAAGCCCAAGTCCATCAAGCCCAAGGACAAGCCTTGCGTTGTTCCCAAATCCAGATCCGAAGCTAAACGTATCTCTGCGCAAATGAAGGATCCTCAAATAGCCGTGGACTTTTTGAAAGACAACCCCGCGTTCGCGCCGATGGATCCGAAGATTCTCCTTCCCGAAGAATCCAAGTAAATCTCTAGACTAGCATTACCAAAGTGAGGGAATCCTCGCAATGGACGAACGTGTGTATATCAACTTCCGGCTAAGTCTTTGGGGAGCACCAAGCTCGAAGGTTGCCATCAATCTCCCAGATTTAGTGAAAGAGACCAATGCATTCTCCCATAAGTACGAAGGCGGATGCGCGGCCACTCTCCTAGACAGTAACCCCAAGGATTTGTTCCTCCGATACAATGTGAAATGCAACAAGCCGGAGTCGGATCCCAGCGGGCACGACGTGCTGGTCCATTTTGATCTGGCCAAGTTGGCGGAGACCCAGTTAGCCCGAGATCTAGATGTTCGAGTTTCTTGCAGCTGTGAGGCATTTCTCTATTGGGGCGCGCAATGGAACCTGCATCAACGGGATGGTCTGGAAGGTATTCCCCGGCCTAAGCTCCAGGCACCAACCGAGCGACTGGACTTGCGTGGGCACTTTGTAGTCTGTAAACACGTCTATGTGGTATTCAAACGCATTCTGCCTTCGGTGCAGCATAACATCGTAAAGATCCTGCGCGAACGTGAAGTGACGAAGAAAAAAGAAAAAGGTGCACCGAAGGTTCCGCCCCGGCTGCAACAGGAGCAAGAGGAAACTAAGAAGCGTCAGGAGATTCGTAAGATCAAAGACAAAGAAGTTCAGAAAAAATTGCTGGACGAGTTGCGCAAAGAGGAAGAAGAGAAACTTGAAAAGGAACAGAAAACTCCGGCTTGGATGCGGTTGCCGGAGAAATACAAGGAGGTCGAAGTGGAACGTAAAGAGCCTGCCACATTGATTGAAGAAATCGAAGAACAAGAGCCTAAGCCGCCCGCCCATATGCCGGAGATGGAGCAGAATGCACTCCGTGATCTGTACAAAGAAGACATTGCGAATCGTCGCAAGAAACATCAGAAAGTTGAAGAAGAGGGTGGGTTGCATGTGCACGAGGGTTTGCCCTATGAAACCGAGGGTGAGAAGAAGGAGAAATAAGTGCTTACGGTTCAAACAAATCAGGCGTACAACAACCGGATCGTTCTCAATCTTACGAATTCCGGTTTCATCGGGCCTTTCGTCCAGGAAGGCAACGGCCCATTAGGTTTGTTTAGTCCTACTCGTGACTTGGAAGTCTATATTGACGGCACTCTGACACCAATTCTGAATTCAGCTTTTGACGGGAATAACAGCCGATATTTGTTATACATGGCCCAAGCAATCGATTTACAGGGTGTTATACAGGTGGTACATCGGATGCCTTCGCCGCCGTTTGAAGATGCCGCCGATACTGAGCTACCCGGTTTTGCTCTCATAGCTACCTACACCCCATCAGTTGTGCCCTATGGGTGGGGAGTAAATTGGGGAGCGCAGTGGGGAGCTGGCACTAACTACTAAGGAGATCTATGTCGATTCAAATAGGACCGAAGATTAACGCAATGCAGAGTGCTGCTCTGGATGATTCATATCTTTCTAGCGGTAACCAGATGCTCCGCATGTTGCAGGCTCTAGTACAACCGAACGTGATCAATGTAGGTGGATTGACTGGTCCACCAGCATCGCCAAACAACGGTGATACCTACGTAATTGGACCATCTGGGGCTACGGGCGCTTGGGCCGGACAGGGGAACAGCGTCGCTTACTATGCATCACCCACCGGACCTAATCCGGATATCAACGTGGCACCGGGTTGGGATTTCTATGCGCCAGTTGAAGGTTGGACGGTGTTCAATCAAAATGACGGGAATCAGTATCGCTTCTCCGGTCCCTCTGGACCATGGGTTGCCGTGGTTGGAGCGTCAGGGATATCCGTTAACAACCAAACCGGACCAGGGTATACAGCGGCTCTCTCGGATAATGGCAACTTAGTGAGCATGGGTTACACCGGTGCGACGGCTGCTTTTGTAGTACCTCTAAATGCTGACGTGCCATTTCCAATAGGTGCCACGTTGGCTGTTGAACAAACAGGGCCAACGGGTCCGGGAGCGGTTACAATAACTCCAGCGACTGGAGCGGTGACCATCAATACTCCATCTTCACTTACGACACGAGCGCAGTATAGCATTGTGGGTGTGATTCAGAACGCTACGAATGTTTGGACTGCGGTGGGGGATCTAACCTAATGGGCGGGCAACTTTGGGATCTTTTACTTTTTACTCGTCATCGCAACAATGGGTTTGTTTGGAATGGTGTCAATCTGAGCCAGTTTACGGTGTTCTACGGTGAGGCTTCAGCCGCCACTTCTCCTACTCCGCCAGGAAACGAATTTGCCATTAATCTCATCAACAACCCGCTAGAAAATAACACCATCTATGCTAATGGCAACCTGATTCAAAATGGGAGTGTGATAACTTTCTATGCTAATACAAATCCCACTACGAATGAAAGTGGATTCTATTTCACCCTTGGCGCGAACAGTGCTGGCGTAGGACCGATATTCAACATGTATTTGGCAAGCCCTTTTGGATTCTCCGTAGTGGGATGGGGCACATCGGCGGGGTGGAACGCGGGTGCTACCCCAGTGCAGAAGTACGGCCTTGCAGCAGACGTTTGGGATGGTAACTACCACAAGTTCGTCTTCACGATAAACGACAGCGGAACGGAAGCAGATCTTAATATCGATGGCACTGACTGGGGTTCGGTCTCCCTCAATGGTCCTCTTGAGGGGAGTTATTTCGGCTTTATTCAGCCGGAGGGTACAGACTCCGTTTACATCTACGATCTTTCAATTGTGAATTAACAACCTTGCAGAGCAGGCATTTGCGTGAAATTGCAACTATCTAGTCCAATTGTGAAGTGTTAGATCTCCTAGGAGCTGATCTCAATGAGCAAGAAAATCGCAGCAGTCGACAAGCAAGCCATGGATACCCTCTACCAAGAGGATTTCTCGCGTGTAGCCGCCGCCGCTGGTCTAAAAGACCTTAACGGTGCCCCCGAAGACCCTCAGGCCTTCAAGGACCACGAAGAGTACATTTCCACAGTGGAAAACGTCCTGGCTGAGGACAAGAAGGATAGTTTCGAGCCGAACGACACCGTCCTCGACTAAAGGAGAGGCCTGATGAAGACCGCCAAACTCCTGGGTCTCGTAGCTGAGTCACAGGTTAAGAAAGCGGATCTTAACAAGCTCTCCGGGTTGATCGAACCGGGTAGGATCGTTGATACTCTAGACGGTTCCGCATATCGGGTCGCATCAAAAATGGTCGTTGCCAACAGCTTCACGTTTCGGTTGGCAGACTTGCACGGTAAGCCAGTTCAGACACCGGCTAACTTCTATCCCGTCTCCCCCGCGCTCGCCCATCTGGCAGCGTGCATGCGATTTGTGTTTGCATTCAACAAGGACTTTGATTTGTATGTGAAAGCGTACATCAAAGAAGCTGGTCTTCCTGTCGATCCTAAAATGAATTGGGCCAAGTGGTTTCAGGCCACTTACCCTGCCAAGCTCTCAGGTCTCACCAAAAATCCCGAGGTTGTGGATGAAGCAATCCACCAGGTGATTATCACTGCGTTAGGACACCGCAAAGATCTCACCAAGTTTGATCCTTCCCGTCTCCCGGAAGGTGCTCGCAAACAGCCGTTGGCTGAGCAGGTTACAACTTATTTGCAATGGCTGTTTAAGAAGCGAGTTTCTGAAGCCTACGAGTTTATCCATGAGAAGCTCGAACCCTATCGTGAAACTCCTATGGAACAAGAGGGTCCAGAATCCGAAGGAGAAGAAACCACCTACAATATTCTCGACACTCCCGAATATGCGACGTCGGGTGGACAGGAAGAAGTTGCTGGTGAATCGGATTTGGAAGATCTCCGTGACCAATTTGCGGCATATCTTCAAGACGAAGAGACTCCCAATGAGATCAAGAAACTCTTGGTGCTGTACGATTTCTTCACCACGCATGCCGGTACAGCCCACAAGTTAAAGATCAGTGATTATGGCCAATCTCCTCGAGGTGGCTATTGGACTGAGAAGACCGGGCTAGGATTTGACTCGCTGAAGCCAGTGTACGCGAAGTTCTATGGGTACATGCCAGAGTTTTTGGTAGCAGCGGGCTTGATTGATCCTGAGAAAGCCAAAGCACGTGGTATGCATGCATCCTCGTTAAATCTAGCTTCAGCCGAATGGGATCCCGAAACGAAATCTTATTCCGACGCAAACAAGTGCCCGAGTTGTCAAGGGTCTGGTGTGATCACGCCGCCCGAGGCCGCCGCGCCAACCACAGGGCAAGGTGCTGCTAAATGCCCAACTTGTCAAGGTACAGGTAAAACGGCGGGCGAAGTCCAGTTGCCAGACGACACCACGTATGTTGGAGACAATGAATCCGTCATTGCCACCGGTCCGACTAGCGATAATCAGATTATCCCAAACATCAAAGTCCCCGGCCCCGAAGCAGGCCCATCCAATGATGAACTGCACGAGAACAGCGATGCGCTTAATGGTGGTTCGCCAACTTTTGACGGCGACTTGAAATCCCCAGAACGTGCGAATGTCAATGCCATCCGTGAAGCGATCGAGACTCAGGCGGAAATGGAAGTTGGTAAAACGATTGCTGAGAAAGAAGAAGAAGTAGTGGAAGGAGAGAACGCAGTAAATGTTCCCGCCAAACCTCAGACTCCGACTGCCCCACCCGCGCCACAGGTGATAGTGGTCCCGGTTCCGGCACCGGCTGCCACTCCTGCGCCGGTTCAGACAGCTCCACCTGCACCCACGAAACAAATCGTTATCAATCTGGCGGGCAAAACTGCTTTAAATCAAGGATTTTGTCCGAAGACCAGTGCTGCGGATGATATGTGCAACGCTTGTGGCCGCGAAGTAGCGAATCGCGAATGCGCTCATGGTATCCTTTGTGATGGATGTGACGAACAAGTTCATGGTGCGGTGGGGGCACCTTGTGAAATTGAAAAGCAGGCTTCACTCACCAAAGTCGCATACGTAGGCAAATGCCCCGGCCATAAGAACTCTGAAGGTGAGTCGGCACCCTGGTGTGTTTTTCAGCATGAGACCGGCAAAATCCTGACAAGTTACAAGTCTGAAGAAGCCGCCAAAGAAGGCTTAAAGAACATGGAGTCGCACAAACACGGAGCGACTGACTCAATTGGGGCTAGAGAGAACCCCGGCGTCCACAAAGAATACTGTACGAAATGCAAAAAGGAAACCAACCATGCATCCAAAGGCGATGAGACGCAATGCATGGATTGCCATACGATCGTGAAAGGTGGAAAGAAGTACGGTGGAGCAGCTGTCCCAGGTTCAACGGCAGATGAAGTAGATCGTACCGGGGACAAAGAAGTAGAGTTTAACGAGAAGCGTTCTGCCGACGACACAGGCCGTCTGCCACACCAAGGCCCAGGCGGTGGAGCTAAAACTGGTCCCGCTGGTCCTACAATCATAGAGCAGGCTCCGCCGGAGAAGAAACCCGAGATGCCGACTCCTCACACTGTGCCGGCTGAGCTACCGAACCGCGACTATCGCATGCAGATGCAAGGCGCGGCCAAAAAGTATGAGGCTTATGGTGTCAAAGGGATGAGCTCCACCCCATGGCGCAGGCAGTTCAATAGCCACGAGGAAGCCGAAAAATGGGCGGATGAGCACAACGCTGAAATTCAAGGATGGCGCGAGACGGAAGAGTCTAAGACAGCGGACGAAGCTGACCACTACGATTTCCCCGAGAATTGGTCTAAAGACAACAGTGAAGGTCCAGTAGAGAAGGTCTGGCAAGGCGAACGTGGCCTACGGCTGAGCATGACGTTGGAGCAGGCGTTATCAGCTAACCATCAAGGTCGCTGCGATGATGACGTCATAGCTCTTTCGAAAGATCCGGCTATTTCGCAGCAGCTGGAACAGCTTAACCCGGAAGATGTACGCGCTGAACTGAAAGCCTACGGTGCTTGGGACGATCAAGAGCTGTTGAGCACTGAGGAGAATTTGCAACGGCTGCTTTGGATTGCCGCTGGGGACATAAAGGAAGATGCTGAAGGAATTGGTCAAGAGAGCGAAGATACCAGGCACGGTCGAACGTCTGCTGACCAGAGTCCTCTCCCTGGCGAAGAAACCAAGGCTTGTCCTCTATGTGGAGGCGTCAGAGAGCACGAAGTGTGGTGTTTCAACCGAGGCATTCCTCTGACCGCTGCGGATGTTTCCTCTCCAAACGGTCTCTCTGAGGAAGAAGCCGAACAGATTCTCTCCCAGGTTCAACACGGTGACCGCGTGACGATACTTGTTCCAGCCGGAATAGGTAGAGAAGGTCAAGAGTGGTCCAAGGCTACCGGCAGGGCTGTCATGCGCAACGACTATGGCTGGGCTCTGAACATGGGTGGAACACACGGGACGCCGGGTGTCGCTACAACGCGCAATATCGTGAGCGTCCGCAAAGGCAAGGCCGGTTCCAAGACAGTTATCGCTGCTAGAAACCAGGATGTATGGAAACGTCTTGAAGCCGCATTCCCGGGGATGAACAGAATTAGTTTCTCCAACAAGACACAAGAGTACATTGTGAAGAAAGGTTATTTTTACACGCATGGCTATGACGAGAGCAGACTAGAAGCTGCTGTGCTGAAAGCTATCCCGGAAGCCCAGATTACTCTGGTCACCAATCATTGGAACGCATGGCCGAAGGATAGTTGGTTTGAAGTGCGGTTCAAGGTGCCTGGTCCTCCGAAAGAGGAAAGAGCCAAAGCAATGGGTCTCCCGTCGGCTGTTCCTGGCGCTGCTGGCGTGGATAGCCAAGGCAACATTATTCCAGCTCAAGAACAAACAGAGCAAGCGTATCATGGGGCTGCTGCAAAGAAAGCCGACACCGATCCATTGCTAGAGACGACCAATGAAAATTTTGACGTGGCTCCGGACCCATTGCTCGAAAGTGGTCCGACCATGCAGGATTATGGATACGCGCCTAGTGAAACCAAACCCCAAGGCGACGACACTCTCCGAGCAAGCAACGCTGAGGTTCTTAGGAAGTACGATTACACTCCTTTCAAGGACACCGAAAAGGCCCAATACTGGAAGATTCCTATTGGGACCACAGCGATTCTGTACCCTGACGGCCACTGGCGACATTCCGCAGGAGATACCGTTGAAGGCACCCGGCCCGAAGAGTTAGCTGATCGTCTTTTGAAATACCACCACAAAGTTGTTCCTAAAATGGGCAGCTCTGCAACTTCAAGAAACTAAGGTAGAGGAACATATGGCCAATCAAACAGTTGCGACTGCGAACGCGAAGCGTCTCGCTCTTCGTGCAAAAATCGCCGCCCGCAAGACCGCCGAACCTATCCAGAAGGATATCGCCGAAGCCAAGGCTGGTACAGTGAGTCCTGACACGGTGGACAAGGATATCGGTGTGGAGACGGTGTCGTTGGCTGACGCTGGCGCGGGCAAATACGCTCGCTTGAAACAGATAGCTGCCGAGGAACCGGAAGCCGCTTCCGAAGGTCTGGAGCAGGTCGGTGACGCATTTGGTCAGCTGGCTGATGCCGTTCAGAACCTCCGTGAGAATTTGGATTTGGTTCCAGCTGACGAAGGTCTTCCACTAAAAGAACGCATTGCTGCGTATCGGCGATTCGCCCATTCGTTTATACAGCTCGCAGACGAAGATCCGCAGGCTTTAGAGCAAGCCATCACTGAAGTCTATCAGAGCCTGGATGAAGTGGCTGTTGCTCTAGAGAATTACGCGGGGAACATGGGATTGGCGTTGCCTGAAACACAGCCCTCATCTGATATGCCTTTGGATGAAGCCGTCGTAGAAAATCCGCAGACCCGAAAAGAACTTGAGGAACCAGTCGTTGAGAAGGAAGCAGCAGGCGCAAGTGCCGATGCGTTCTCCAATGACCGTGGTCACGACGGTAAGCCGGAAGTGAAAGAAGCCGCCGATTCCGGCAGCGAAGGTTTCGTTACTGACCGTGATGAGAAGGGCCAACCGAAGGAACCCCAGCGTCTGGATGTTCCACGCCTGGCCGCCCGCGCTGCTTACATTGTCAAAGTGGCACAAGAAGCCGCCGCGAGGCATAAGAAGGCCGACGAGAATTACGGCAAGATGTGTAAGGGTTGCGGCAAGACGCTCGCTAAGGGCGCGAAGTGCCCGAACTGCAGTTAAGAAAAACCCAATAAGATACAAAGAAATCCGTATCTTGATTAGAATCAATATGGCCTAACTCTGACAAAACAAAGGAGTTATAGGCGAAGCCTCGCAACTCCTCTCCTTCCAAGTATTTACCCCAGTTCGTTAAATGCCGACACCTTCCCTTATTACTGATCTACTGGGAAATCTCAGAAATCGGCTAAACACTGGGAAATGAGGAACGCTAATGGCAGAGAATAGTGCTTACCAAACCTCGGGTATGGCACAAGGTATCTACTGTTGGCTCAACATTTTGAACGGTAAAGTCTATGCGGGATCAGGCCAAGACCTGGACCGGCGTAAGACGGAACACATTCGTTTTCTTAATGCAAAAACTCATCCTAATCTACATCTTCAAGCCGCGTGGAATAAGTATGGTGCCGGGGTGTTTGAATTTATGGTGCTTGAAGAGGTTGAAGATCTTCTTTGGTTACGGGCGCGAGAATCAGCCTGGATACTTCGATTACAGGCTAGTGATCCGACCTACGGTTACAACCACACGGGTGACGGTTGGTCACCGAGTCCTTCTACTCCAGAAGCGCGGGCCGCGCTACGGAAGGCGTGGATTAAACGGAAGGTGACATTCGGAATGCCAGCTGGGATGGTGGCTCACAATTTTCAAAAGGGCCACGTTCCGGCGAACAAAGGGAAGACTTACAAATTCAAAAAGTGTCTGCATAAAGCATCTTGGACACCCGAACGTAGGGCTGCCCAAGCTGTACGTCTAGCTGTCCAACGTAAACAGAATCCAACCATGGCAAGTCAAGCAGGAGCTAAAGGTGCCGCTAAACGTTGGAATCTCCTAACTACTTCATAAGAGGTGACTTACGGCGGAAAATAGCGCGTATTTTGACTCGATTGTTGCTACAAGAGCCATGCGACTTTCCGAGGAAGACTCCCTTGAAGGCAACACTCTCATATCGTTAGAGACACAAGATGACATGGAACCGTTGCGCAAGTACACCCTGGCTTACATCTTGGGGAACTTCGCCGGGTTCTTGAAGATGTTGCGGTCGCTCAAGAAAGAGGATCAGGAACTCCTCCTGTCTTACTATCTCCTGAGCAAGACGCAGAACACCCTAGCCACAATCCACAAATCTACACAGACGGTCTGTAGTTTCCGTATCCGTATGGCCGTAAAGACGTTAGCTTGTTTCATTATGATGGGTGGAGCGCCGACCGTAGAGATGATGCAGACGATCCTTACCCGCGCCGGTTTGGAAGACACCCTCAAGAAGATAGGGCTATCGAAGATTGTCGATCTGTACGTCCGAACCCACAATTTCCAGAAGATCTCCGAGCTGCGCCATCTGCATCGTCCGGACATTCGTCGCGCTATGAGCCGCGCCTCCAAGCAATTGATGGAGTCTAAGGATCCGCAGGAGCACGCCCTGGGAGCCTACATCCACAGTCTCATCGATAAGGCTAATCCAGCAGGCCAGGGCTTCTCCAAGCGCAAGATGCAAAAGCAGTGTCACATCTACCGCACGGATCCGAAAATCCTGGGTGAGTTTCGAATTGATGTGCTTGATCCAGATTTCGATCATATGTTCGTTAGTCGAGCAAATCGCTAGTATTGATTGTTATGCAATGTCCAATCTTGGGTTGCTTTTCATTGTTGACCATCTTTGCGGAGAAGGCAATCGTCTCCACGAAGAGGAGATCAAAAATGCTTACAGCACGCCGGTTATTAGTTTAGAAGAGCTCAGAAATCGAAGATTTGATTTGCGGCAGTAGCTCAGCGGGTAGTAAAGAGCAGTGGGCAGCCAGCCCATGATGGTTAGATAGCACGGATGGTGGTGGTGCACCTAAACCATACGTCGGACGCGCAAGCGGGCCTAAGTTATCCCTACTGCGGTGGTTCGAATCCACCCTGCCGCTCCAAGTTTGAAGGAGGCTTATGCGCCAACAACTGATTGATCTTTTGAAAACGTTGGAGTCAGCCGTGCCCCCGCCGCCGAATTGCCACCATGCGATCACGTTTGCCCGGTATGGCAGCGACGAGGCTGGATGGGTCGACAAACTGGCTCTGCAAGTGAACTATTGTGGCGAGTTCTATTGCTACTTCCTTGACGAAGGAGACTTTGCCGAACCATGCATTCTGTGTGCCATCATCAAGCGTGACCTAGCTAAAGCTGAAGTTGTCGCAAAGATGCAGCGCGGTGTTGCGATGGGCCAGTACA